ATGAAAGCTAAGTATCTATTATAATAAAGAAGAAACTAAGTATAAAAGGGGGCTAAAATAGTCCCCTTTATGCTAATGATATAGTTAAACTACGAGTTCGTTGGTGGTTCGACTATATCATTCGCTAGAATCCCCTTTGTTCTTGGGCAGTTTCGGGAATAGCTCTAGCTTAAAATCATCTTGTCTTTGGTCTTTGAAGTGTCCGTTGGCAGTTTTGGTATACACAACCTTATCCAGAATAGACTTCATTAAGTCATTTTTCAATTGAACATCATCAGAAGTTTTATAGATTTCCAAAATCTTTTTAGCCTTTGGTATAATCTCTTCCTGATGGCTAATTATTTCTCTCTCATTTGCTATTTCTTTATTAAGCTTAACAATTGCTTCCTCTGTAGAAGAAATGCTTTCAGAAACAGTTTTTTGTCGGTTCAGAAAAGTATCACTATCATATATTCCGTTTTCATAAGCTTCAAATACTTTTGTTAACTGGTTTTTGTATGTTATTAATTGCTTTTGCTGTTCTTCCAAGAGTTTTGTCTTGGATTCCAAAACAGAAGTGTCATACTTGTTTGCTTCTTCCTTTATTTCGTATCCATCAATCCATTCCTTAATGGCAGTTAACAAAGCATCTTCAACAAGGTAAAAAGCAGAAGACACATTATGACATGTTTTTTCAGAGCATATTAGTGAAGCGGACTGACCTCTTTTTTGGTAAGGTCTTCTATACATACTTCTTCCACACATACCACATTTTATTACACCGGCAAGTGGATTGGTTATCGTTTTTGAAGGTCTTCTTGGATTTCTGGATAATCTTTCCTGGGCCAAATTAAATGTGTCCTGAGATACAAGAGCAGGATGCTTTCCTTTGTATAGTCCATAGGATTCGTTACGTGTCCATTTATCGACGATAATTCCGTTTTCAACAACCTTTTTTCGCTTCTTTTTCCCAAAAACAATATATCCTAAATAATGTTCGTTTCTAAGCATGGTAGATATTGTTGGAATGGTCCAAACACCACCTAAGGGTTTAATTGAATATTCAGAATTTAACTTGTCTGCAATACGAGCTGTCCCTAAAAGTTCATAACTGCCATCTTCTTTTAGAATTCCCTTTGTATACCATTGAAAAATCAACTTTACAATTTCTGCTTCTCCCGGCTTAGGTTCCAGCCTATAACCTTTGGATTTTTTGTTCTTTACAATGGAATATCCAAATGGTGGTGTATGATGTATGTAATTACCTTCCTTGCAACTTGCTTCCATTCCAGCATGCAATCTTCTTTTAATAGTCTTATATTCTCTTCTTGACATATACAAGCCAAATTCAAAATATTCCTGATCAAATTCATCTGTGGGATTAAATGTTTTCATCGGGGTAATGATTAAGGTATTGGAATAAGTAAACGTCTTGGTAACTATTCCCTGATCAGAAGTATCACCACGGGCAAGACGCTCGATTTCCATAACAAGAACACCCTCCCATTTCCCATCAGATACATCATTGAGTAATCTCTGCATTTGAGGTCTTGCAGCAATGCTGTCACCGGAAACAACCTCTTCATAGATTTCACCAATTGGCAAATTTTTCTTTTTTGCTAATTCAATTAATGTATCTCTATGACGTTTTAATGTTTCTCCAAAACCTTGCAGTTCTAACTCTCTATCAGCTCTGGATTTTCTTAAATAAATACAATAAGCCATAGTATATCACTCCTTTATATTTGATTTTATTAAAAAATAGGTACAAAAATAACACCCAGCCTTTGCCAGATGTTCCGTTATGTGATACAATATGACTTGTTGAGGGTGATATTGTATCACTTGGAGCTGGTCGTTAGCGGCTGGCTCTTTTTTATGTAGTTTGAATTATTTATTAGATAACGAAAAAGACCTCACATTACTGTTTGGTATATTTTCAAAGTGCAGTTGTTAATTTTACGCAAGAACATATTGAGACAATATTCTTCCAAGTTCTATAATATTGCAATTGCCTTTAAATTCAAAACGAGCCTTAAATCCATTGGTAAAAAATAATTCCATTTCGCAATCAGGAATAAACTCTGCAAATCCCGGTGTTTGCACACTAAAATACTGTAATTTAGAGTAGGGAAGTGTGGAGAAATCCTTTCTTTTTCCAGTTATGCCTTGAACATCTATGGTAATAATACGCTTATTGGTAAAAACAACTTGATCACGTATTGTTTTGTAGGCACCAATAATTATTTCACCATCAACAAATAATTTAGTTACATCTTGCTGTACAGCTTTTTCATCAATTGGCTTTAAATTGAATACAGCATTTTCTGAAAAGTTAATCATAAATAAAACCTCCTTTTATTAAATAATTTTTAATTAAATTCATTTTAATGAGCTATTAACTCTAAATAACCAATGTGGTTTCGCTTTAAATATTTTTTATTATGCCAATACTAGGGTAGTTGAACTGTATAATGTAATTGTCTAACTCAACATAATTGCCATATTTGTTTTGATAAGTGCGAATAGCTTCTTTTAAATAATCAGTTGTAATATTTAGATAATCTGCAATATCGTACATATTTTGGCAGTGGTGTTCAAAGGCATCAATTAATCCTCTAAGTCCAATCAGCTTGTTGTATCCCCAAATCCTTGCTCTATGCTCCTGTTGGCGGTTGGATGTAGAACTCATAGTTAATATATTCCCGTTAGAAGTATGATGATGTCCCATCTCTTCTGCCAAAACACAACGTTTCTGTGTAGAGTTTTCCAAACTATCACTTATACCAACAACACCATCGCAATATAATCCTTTAATGTTAGGGGTTTCAAAAGTGTAATCAATAATCTTTATACCATCCTCGTAGGCTTCTGATTCTAATTGTTCTAACTTATTCAAGAAATCACCTCCCCACTAGAGTATAATTTTTTAGGTGTCCCATAAAAAGGACTACTTTCTTTTATTCTTTACAAATTCAACGAAGTTTTTAATTTCTTCCATTTCTGCTTCTGAAAATTCCTCACCCTCAAAGTGTGCTGCAAGAGTGTTGACTTCTGGGAAAGAGGATTTATCTTCTATTAAATCAGAACGATTAATTCCAAAGTATTTGGCAAGAGCATCAACTTTATCCATTCTTGGAAGTCTAGTCCCGTTACACCAAGTGGAGACTGCAGATTTATTCAAATCCAAATCATTTATTAAATCAGTTTGTGTTTTTCCATTTATAGCCATATAGTGTTTTAAATTTTTTGAAAAAATTTCCTTATAAATATCTTCACTCATTTGCTAACACCTCCTTATGAAATAATAATATATCATTTAAATAAGAAAAGCAATACAAAAAGTAGAAAAAGTTTACAAAAAGTATTGACATTCTACAAAAAGTATAGTAATATATAAGAGTACCAAGTAGTTAAGCAACATTTGAAAGGAGGAAAAACCTTGAAGATATTTGATAATATTGAAGAGGAAACAAAAAAGTCTATCAGAGATAGAATTGCAAACGCTCTGATAGACCTGATAGTAGGAATTATCCTAATAATTCTTCAAAGGCTGTTCTAGTCAGCCGGCAGGGGCGAAAGCCCTTGCTTAACCCAATGTTATCATATCTAAAAGGAAAAGTAAATATGATTAAATTTTTAGGAATGTACTTCATATGTATTGGCTTAGCTAAATTGTTATACGTATTTTATTTGAAGTACAGAGGCAAGCTTACCTAACGGCTAAACGGGGAATGGACAGAGCGGGAGCATCTATCATAACTCCCCTTATATAGGTGTTCTCGCATAAAAAGGAAAGGAGAAAATAGATTGTTGAAAAAGAAGTTGCAAATTACTTTAGCAGCAGCTAGAGTTAATGCAGGATTTACACAGGAAGAAGTTGCAAAAAAAATGGGAATTAGCAAACAGACAATAATTAATTGGGAGAAAGGAAAAAATATTCCAGGTATTCCAGAAATGGAGATGATGTCAAAAATATATAATATGCCACAGGACTATATTTTTTTACCTTCCTATCCTACAAAAAGTAGAAAATAAAAAGAAAAGAGGAGAAACCAATGGATTTAACAGAATTGTTAAACAAAACGCTTGAATTATTGAATGTAAAAAACGCAAATGAAATAACCGAAAAATTATTTGATGTTGTTAAAGATAACAGAAACGACATATACGAAAAATTTTCGGAATTAGTTTCCAATGATTTATCAAAAGACTGGCTTCAACAAATATATCAATATTATTTGGCAGACAGAAAAGAAAAAAAGCAGGATTATACACCAGTTTCATTGGCAAGGTTAACAGGAATGCTTGCAGGAGAAAGTGAACAAGTAATTGATATGTGTGCAGGAAGTGGGGCTTTGACAATTCAAATGTGGAATCTAAATCATAATGCCAAATTTGAATTATATGAATTAGATGAAAATGTTATTCCATTTCTGTTATTCAATATGGCAGTTAGAAACATTGAATGTATTGTGTATCACGCAGACATATTAAGCGAGGAAATTTTTAACACATTCAAGATAAAAAAAGGAATAAGATTTGGGACATTGGAGGTAGTAAATGAAAGCGTTGATATCGAATCCACCATTTAATTTAAAATGGGAAAGTCCACCATTTGCACAAATTCAACCAAGATTTGCAGAGTTTAACGTGCCACCAGATAGTAATGCAAATTTCGCATTTGTTTTGTCGGGTGTGCAAAAAGCAGATAAATGTGTGTTTATTCTTCCACAATCAGTTTTACAGTCAAAAGAAGAAAAGGAAATACGCAAACAGCTAATCTGTAAAAATTACGTTGAAGCAGTTATAGTGTGCCCCGACAGCATGTTTGAAGCTACAGGAGTTGGAACGTGTATTTTGGTATTAAACAAGCACAAGACAACAGCTACAGTTGAATTTATTGACTTAAAAGAAAAATATCAAATAGAAGAGCGGGAGCAAAGAGGACAGTATGGTGGCAAGGCTCATACAAATAGAGTTTATAAAAAGCAATACAAGGTTTTTTCAGAGGACACAATAATTGAAGCTTTACAGTGGATATCTGAGAGAGCGAGCATTCCGGGATATTGTAAAAGTGTACCAATTAAAGAAATAGAAGAAAATGAGTATACCTTATTGGCTGGACATTACATAGAGATTGTTTATGAAGAAAATGTTCATAGGAGTTATGAAGAAATAACAAAAGACATTAACAGAATAGTCAAAGAAAAGAATGCGTGCAAATTGACAATAAATGAAAGTTTGGCTAAGTCAATGGGCTTTGATATTGCTTTATATAAAAAAGATGCTGAAGACAACAAGGAATTTAATGAAATATTAAAAAAATTGGGAGCAGAACCAATCATTAAACATAATTATTTCGTTACATCTAAAAATAAAAATGAAATAAAGTTTGAAAACGCAAGTAAGGAAATTTTGTCTAGCGTTTTAATAATGATATTAAATAGCTGGAAGCAGCACATTTACTATTTAAATCAAGAAGAAAATCGGTATTTGGCAGAATTAAGAGATGCGTTATTACCAGATTTAATGAGTGGAAAAATAAATTTGTGAAGAAATTATTAGTCGAAAAAGGTTGACAAACCTCGAAAAAAGTACTATCATTATGGTATCAAAACGAAAGGAGCAAAGGAATGATACAGACAACAATAAGAATACCAGTGGAGTTACACAAGAGGTTAAAGGAGCTGGCAAAGAAGAAAGGCTTAACAGTCAATGCCTTGATTGTGCAGGCGCTGTGGAAATTATAGGAGGATATACAATGACATTAAAATTCAAAAAGCACAGTAACGGCTGGAGCATTAAGAGAAAAAAAAGAGGACACGCAGACTACCAACCTTTTATTAGATGGTACAAGAACGAGCGGGCATTAAGAATTTGGTATCACACATTTTATACAAGAGATTTTCAGTTTTAGGAGAAACCACAATGGAAGATAAAAAGAAATAAAATATGGGCTGTGCTGGAACGTGATTAATAATTGTGATGGATTACTTCATCAAAATGTAAGTAGGAATAGGACAAATTCAAATAAACATATCGTATTAAAAAGAACAGAAGGAGGTTAGGGGATGGTAGTAGAGGAATTTAATATCGGAAGAACACAAATAATCATTCATGATGATTGCATAGTGTCTAATGAAAAAGCAGAAGAAATTTTAAAGAGATTAGGGAATACTTTCCATAATTATAATCTACGCAAAAGAGAAAGGGGTGATTGAATTGGTGGACATAATCAAAATAATTAGTAAATAACAGGAGGATAAAAAGAAACAATGGAAACAAACAAAAGACTTGAAGTGAAAGAAGTTAAAAGAAAAGAGCCTGAATGTACTGCAATACATTCAGGCTCTTACAAAAATAAACCAACTAAAGATTACCACATTATTTCAGAAAAGTACAGAGTACTTAACGGATTCAAGAACGTGGTAATAGGAGTAATAACAGGAGCAGTGATGTTAGTCAATGGCTGGATTGAGGTAGACAGCAAGGCAGGGCAGTTACTTGTGGCTCTGGGAATGGTAATACTGGTTACATTATTAATGCACTGTACAGATGAAATTCTTAATGAACAGGTTGATTAGAAATGGTTACAAGAAAGAAATTTGCAAGTAAACCTGAATGGCTTCTTGCAAGAAAGGGAAAGATAGGTGGTTCTGATGCAGCAGCAGTGTTGGGACTTAATCCCTACAAGAACAATGTGGAGTTTTGGAATGAAATGGTTGGAATAACCAAGCCAAGAGACATATCAAACGAACCGTATGTAATATATGGAAGCAGGGCAGAGGAACACATAAGAGCAATATTTGCATTGGACCACCCGGAATACAAGGTTGAATACTTTGGTGATAACATGCTTCTCAATGACAAGTATCCGTTTGCTCACGCATCACTTGATGGAGAACTGACAGAACTTGAAACCGGGAGGAAGGGCATATTTGAATGCAAGACCAGTGAGCTTTTTGGTTCAATGCACAAGGAAAAATGGGATGGTGAACACATTCCGGACAATTATTACATACAGGTGCTTCATTACCTGATGGTGACGGAATATGAGTTTGTCGAACTCAGGGCACAGATAAAGAGTGTGTGGAATAAGAGCATAAGACTAATCACAAAGGATTACCACATTGAAAGGGCAGATGTTGAGGAAGACATTGAAATAATAAAAAGGTCAGAAAGGGAGTTCATGGAGCTTGTGAAAAAAAGAAAAAAGCCGGCTCTCATTCTGCCGGAAATTTAAAACAGGAGGAATACCAAAAAGATGGAATTAAAAATTTACAATCCAACAATGGATAATGCACTAAAGCACATTGATTGGAACTTTGAGGAATTAAAAAAAGAAGTTACTGAAAAGGCAAACGTGTACAAGTCATTGGTGTACACGGATGAAAACATAAAGGAAGCAAAGGCTGACAGGGCAGCACTTAATAAGTTCAGCAAGGCATTAAATGACGGAAAGAAAGATGTCAAGAAGATGATGCTTGAACCATACAGTGTGTTTGAAGGCCAGGTAAAGGAACTGATTGCAATTGTAGATGAGGCAAATGCCAACATTGACAGTCAGGTAAAGGCTTATGACCAGAAGAAAAGGGAAGAGAAGCTCATAAAGGTTGAGGAGATATATGACAGGACCTTTGCAAGTGCCGAAGAGCTGAAGGAGATACTCACATTCAAACGTGTTTTCAAGGAAAGTTATCTTAATGTGACAACAACATTAAAGTCAATAACCAATGATATGGAGCATATGAGAGACAGTGTAAGACACGACTTGGAAGTCATTAATGCTGATACCGGTGAATATCAGTTTGAAATGAAAAAGAAATACATTGAAACCCTCAACATTACAGAAGCATTGATGGTTAAACAGACATACGAGGAAAATGCAAGAAGAAAAGCCGAGTATGAGGCAAGAAGAAAGGCAGAACTTGAGGAAAGACAGGCAAGAGAAAAGGCAGAAGCCGAAAAACTTGCAGAGGTAGGAAAGAAGGAACCGGAGCAGAAGCAGGAAAGTGTTTCACAAACTGTTGAGGAAGAGGCACAGGAAGAAAGAACAGAAGAAAATCAGGAAGAGAAGACACACACAATAGTAATCAGGGTGTGTGGAACAGGAAACCAGCTCAATGCATTGGGTGAGTTCCTTACGAAAAACAACATTAAATATGAGCAGATACAGTAGGAGGAAATGAAATGGCAGTATCAAACAGTTTGGCAAAAAGACAAGAAACAAGTTTTACGGCATATTTGAAAAATGATGCGGTAAAGAATCAGATTAATGAGGTTGTTGGTGGAAAGAACGGAAAGAGATTCATCAGTTCAATAGTAAGTGCGGTTGGAAACAATCCAACATTACAGGAATGTCAAAATTCATCAATAGTAAGTGCAGCATTGCTTGGAGAGAGTCTTAATCTATCTCCAAGTCCACAGCTTGGACAGTATTACATGGTTCCGTTCAAGGATAACAAAACAGGAACAAAGGTGGCACAGTTCCAGCTTGGATACAAGGGCTACATTCAGCTGGCAATCAGATCAGGACAGTACAAGAAGTTAAATGTGCTGGCAATTAAGAAAGGTGAGTTAATCAGATTCGATCCACTTAATGAAGACATAGAAGTAAATCTCATTTCAGATGAAAATGAGAGAGAAAAAGCAGAAACAATTGGCTATTATGCAATGTTTGAGTATGTCAATGGATTCAGGAAGGCAATGTACTGGTCAAAGGAAAAGATGAAGGCTCACGCAGTGAAGTATTCACAGGGATATGCATCAGACTTGAAGAAGGGAACAAAGTGGACCTTCTGGAGCAAGGACTTTGACGGAATGGCATACAAGACAATGTTGAGACAAATAATAAGCAAGTGGGGAATAATGAGCATTGACCTACAGACAGCACTTGACAGTGACATGACAGTAATTAATGAGGATGGAACACATACATATGTGGAAACAACACCTGTTGAGCAGACAGAAAATGAAGATTATGAGGAAGTAGTGGAGCAGGCAGTTGAAGAAACAGAGAATGTTCCAGAAGAAAAGAAGAACAATGAGAAATCGGCTGAAAACAAGGTTCAGACAGAATCAAAGCCATTTTTCAATTTTTAAAAAACAGACAGTCATAAATCAAAATATATATCACAAAATTGTAAGACCTGTCACCTGAATGGTGGCAGGCAGAAAGGAGACGTGACAATGAACATTTCAGATTACATCCCTTTCGGAAAGGACAATGCGATTTCAAGAAAAAGGCTTTCAGAAATAACCGGATTATCAGACAGAAAATTACGAGAAGTAATAGCGCTTGAAAGAAGAAACACGATAATTATCAATCTGTCTAATGGACAAGGTTATTTTCAACCAATAAATGGATTGGAAGATGATTTGGTTGTTGATTATTACAAGCAGGAAAACAGTCGATTAAAGAGAATAGGCTGGTCACTGGCGGCAACAAGAAAAAGAGTAAAGGAGATACAGAATGGAAATAGTGTTTAAAGTTCCCGGACCACCTAAAGGAAAGGCAAGAGCAAGAACGTTTTATAATCCTAAGCTTGGAAGAATGCAGAGTATTACACCGGAAGGAACAGTTCTATATGAAAATCTAATCAAAACAAGTTACCTGCAAAAAGCAAAAGAACTGGAGCATGATGGATTTTTCAACAAAGAACCGCTTTATATGGAAATCTTGGCAATTTTTAGCATTCCGAAAAGTACAAGCAAAAAAAGGTGCAAACTAATGGAAGCAGGAGAAGAACTTCCGTGTAAAAAGCCTGATGCTGACAACATAGCAAAGGTTATTTGTGATGCGCTCAACAAGGTAGCTTATGGAGATGATACACAAATTTGTAAGCTTAACATAAGTAAACGATATGCATATTCGGATAAGGAAGGATATGTATTGGTTTCCTTAAGAACTATAGGTTTTCCAGGAAACAATACAAGGTGATTAGAGAATGGCAAGACCGATTAAAAAAGGTTTAGAATACTTTCCCTTTGATGTTGGTTTTTTCTCAGATAAAAAAATTAAAATCTTAAAGAGCAGATACGGAGCTGATGGAATAGTCATATATCAATATCTGCTTTGTGAGATTTACAAGGAAAATGGTTACTATCTGGTTGTTGATGAAGATTTTGACTATATCATATCAGATGATTTAAACATGGAGAGTAACAAGGTGAAGCAGGTGTTAAACTTCTTGCTGGAACGGTCACTGTTTGATAATAAACTTTTCCAGTCGGACAAGGTTCTCACCTCTGCCGGAATACAAAAAAGGTATCAGGAAGCTGTTAAAGTCAGAGCAAGTAAGAAGCCAATAGTGATTGAAAAATACTGGCTTTTGAATGAAGAAGAGACGGCAGCTTATGTTAAAGTTACCCATTTTGAGGGTAAATCCGAGAAAAACGATAATAAATCCGAGAAAAACAATAGTTTATCATTAGAGAAAGTACATAAAGAAAAGAAAAGTAAAGTAAAGGAAAGTAAAGAATATATAAAGTATTTTTCCAACGAAAACCTTAATGACGTGTTTAGACAATTTCTGGAACTTAGGGAACAAAAGGGAAGACAGATTGTTGGCTATCAGATACAGACATTGATTGAGAGACTTGAACAGGTGGCAGACACGGACGAGGAGAAAATACAGGCAGTCAAGAATGCCATAGCAGGTGATTGGAGTAATTTTTATCCTGTAAAGAAAGAGCAACAAAACAAGAAGACATTTAATGACCAAAGGCAATATGACTATCAGGCATTGGAAAGACGACTTATTGAAAACAGAGACAAGAGGAGGAAACAACAAAATGAAAGTTAAGGACATAGAAATTCGCTTAGAGGAATTGGACAGAATGGAATCGCAGATTTTATTTTCAGTTTCAATCTTATCAGCAGATGATCACGTAAGATTGGCAAGAATCAAGGAAGAGAGAGCAGAGCTTAAGGCGAAGCTGGAGGAATTGAATGAGAAAAAAGACAAGTAAGGAATTTGGCTACATTTTAACACACGAACAGGAAGAGTTCATAAATGACGGAAGACCAAGAGACAATGCACTAAAGATTTTTAGGGCAAAGGCTTATGGCAATGGAGGAAATAAGGATGGCAAGAATGTCAAAAGAGGAACAGGCAAGGCGTGAGGGTATGGCATATGCCCTGAGGTTTGCAAGAGAAAAGGGATTGGATGCCTTGGAAGCAGACCTGAAAATGAGAAATGCCATTGACCTACCTTTAAGGGTATCAAAGGCAGACTTAGACAAATTCAGTGACAATGTTAAGTACAACACAGTACTGTATGTAAAAATCCTAATGGCTGTAACAATGCATGATGAATTTGGTTTTGGTAACAAAAGAATAAAGCAGATGTTTGAGAGATTCGACAACAAGGCTGAATGCATTGCAGAGGATTACAGCACATGGGAAGAGCAGATAAGCATAATTGCAGAAGAATGTGGAATAGACATGGACAGCGAAAGAAGAGACTTAAGAACAGTGATTAAATAAATTAATTTAAAGGCAAAGGAGTAAATAACCAATGAAGAATACACTATCAGATTTGAACAACTATTTGTTTGAAGCAATTGAAAGAATAAATGATGATGAGCTGTCAATGGAAGAACTTGATAAGGAAATCAAGAGAAGTGAATCGGTCAACAAGATTGCCAAGACAATCATTGATAATGGAAACCTGGCATTGCAGGCGAAAAAGCACTTTGATGAATACGGAAGCGGTGAGGATGTTGAAATCCCATTGCTTGGAATAACAAACAAATGAATGGAGAGCTGTAAGTAATGTATGGAATGAAATACACGGATGAAATGAAGCAATTCATTCTGGATAATTACAAGGGAAGATATAACCAGGAGCTTGCAGACCTGTTTAATCAGAAGTTCAATACCAACATAACAAGTAGAACGATTAAATCATACAAGGCAAACAATAAATTAAATTCAGGATTAACCGGCAAGTTCAGAAAGGGGCAGACACCACACAACAAGGGCAAGAAAATGCCAAAGGAAGTCTATGAAAAAGTAAAACACACAATGTTTGCAAAGGGCAACGTTCCACCAAACCACAGACTTGTTGGAAGTGAAAGAATTTCAAAAGACGGATACATAGAGGTTAAGGTTGCGGAGCCTAACAAGTGGAGATTAAAGCAGAGAGTTGTGTATGAAGAAGCTAAGGGAGAAATCCCCGAAGGCTGTCCAATAATATTCCTTGATGGAAATAAGAGAAATTTCGACATCGACAATTTAAGGTGCATAACCCGGTCGGAACTACTATATCTCAACTGCAACGGGTTGAACAATTCAAATGAGATTACGGAAACTGGGATTCTAATGGCAAGGTTAGACAGAGCCAAGAACAAAAAGAAGCAGGAACTAAAGGACAAAAATGTTAAGAAATGTTAAGGAGTAAAAAGATATGAATAATTTAGGATTAATAAGAAAAAAGCGAGTAGCAAGAGAAATAGCAAAAATATATAACACATATGGGTACAGTATAGCCGACAGTGAAGCGTGTTCTGCATTGAATTTACTGTGTGATAGGTTAGATATAAAACCTATGCACAGAAATAAATTAGGCGGTGGAACAGGCGAAATGCTGAAAGGAGAGTGATTAGAATGAGACTAATAGATGCAGATGAATTGTTGGAAGCATTGCACGAATCATTAGAAGGTGATTGTGATTTAAGAAAAGATTATGAATTTATGGGAATAGATGAGTTCATTGAAAATCAGCCAACAGCCTATGATGTAGATAAGGTCATAGCGCAGTTAGACGAAGAAATAGCAAGACTAGATAACTGCCAACAAATATGTTACGAAGCAGGAAATTTTAAAGCGAGCGATACAATGGTAGACAAGATGGCAGCATTAATAAAAAGCAAAAATATAGTGAAAGGGGGATGGATTTGATTAGTTATGATGCTGACACAAAAAAGTGGTTCGATAGACAATTACCAAATCAGCAAACAACAGTGATGCAATGTGATTATTGTCAGTTATTTTACAAACCATCACTGGGACATAAATGCAAGAAGAAAGTTAATAGAGGAATTAATTGGTATAGAACAAATACAAAGGCAGGTGATTAGATGGCGATAATTAACACACTGGCAATTATTCTGGTAATCGGAGCAGTGTTCGTCTTATGGGCAATATGCAAGTTACAGGATGAGGATTAGAAACAAAGGTACATTGACAATTGAATATTGGTAGTTGGAATGGTATAATTTGGGTATTACTAAAGAGAGGGGATGCATATCAATGTATGATAATATCGCACAAAATTATATAAGTAATATGTATGCACTCAGAGAGTATGCAAATAGTGTGGATAATTTTGTAAATAAAAAGGAAGAATTTAATAGTGATGAGGCTCTTATAGCTACAATAATGTGGATTGCAAAGGATTTCAAAGAAAGAGGGGTCAATATTGATGAATTTGATTTTATGAAGATGATGCCTAATAATGTCGAAGCAACAGATGAAATTGCATTAAAAACTACAAATATCTTAAAGAGCTTGGTGAAACAAATGAGCAAGAAACTTGTAGTTACTGGAGATGGAAAAAATGCGACATATGTTCATATGTCAAAAGACATAAAAAAAGAATTTATTCGAGTAGAGGCAGAAAATAAAAAAGTAGATATTCTTTATAGTGGTTCATTAATGCTATTAGTTACATATTTTGAAAATTTGATTTCCAAAGTTATGAAAGAAGATATAAGATTGCATCCAGAGAGAGTATCTTTAGAAATGAAGCAGGTTCCTTTTAGTATGTTAGAGAAAGCAGATAATCTTTCAGATATAAAGGATATGCTGATTGAGGAGGAAGTTACATCTTTGATGTATAAGTCTTTGGAATCTTGGCTAGATTATTTCGGTAAAAAGGTTAAACTGAAACAAGATTATATAAAAAAGGTTCAGGGAAAATTAGAAGAAATAATAGCTAGAAGGAATTTAATCGTTCATAATGAAGGCAAAGTTAATTCAATTTATTTAAATGTTGTTAAGGAAGAGGAAAGAAAAAATATAAAAAGAGGAGATGTGTTGGAGGTAGACCGGGAATATTTATATAATGCAATAGATATTATTGAATTATCTGGAATATCATTAATAATAGAAATGTGGATAAAGGAATATGGTGATAATGAAAAAGAGTTAGATAAAATTACGAATTTAATTTTTAGTGACTATTTAATTTTTGATAAGTGGGAAGAGGCAAAAACCTTATACGAGATATGTCTTGACTCAAAAAAATTAAGAGAGGCAGATAAACTTGTTTGCCAAATTAATAGATGGCAATGTTATAAATGGCAAGGAAGATTTGAAGAAGTGGAAAGTGAAATAAAAAAATGGGATATTTCTGCATCAAGCCCACAGTTCAAATTGGCAAAATTAGCATTGTTAGACAAATATGAAGAGTTTTTCAAAACTTTTGATGAACAAAGCGAGGTTATAGAAGAGTTTCTACGTGAATGGCCATTATTTAGGAATATTAGGGAATCTCAAATATATAAAGAAAGATATATTGCTAAGTAAAGGTATGCAATTAATGAACAAAAGAACTACTATTTATTGAGTAGTTCTTTTTGTTTTAGTGAAAGGAGAGAGTAAATTGTACAATAAAATATACAAGTGTCAGAATTGTGGAAAAGTATTTAAAGAAGAGATGTTTGAAAGTGATAAAGAAAAAATAGTATTAAGAATAATTAATACCGTAGAAAAGAAAAAAATACATTATTGCAATAAAGATACAGCTGGAGTATTAGAATTAATAGCCATAAAAAATATATAACAGACCAACTACCAATATTCGGTGGTTGGTTTTTTTTATGCAGAAAAATAGAGAAAGGAATGAGAGTTTGGAAGAAATGACAGCAAAGGAATACTTGAATCAGGTTAGAAATCTTGAATCTAAGATGAAAATTCTAAAAGAAGAGATAGATACCCTAAGGGAAATGGTGGTGAGTACTGGAGCAATCCAACAGGGCGAGAGGGTACTGTCTTCAGGAACACAGGATAAGATGGCAGAAACAATCTGTAAGATTAATGAAAAGGAATGTGAGTGGAATGATTTGATGCGTGAATTTGCTTTAGCCAGAGCAAACGTAATAATCAACATACAGAAGTTAAACAATCCTGAATACGAGCAGATTTTGTACAAGAGATACTGCCAGAGCAAGAAGTGGGAAGAGATAGCACTGGAAATGAATTATACATACCAGTGGGTATGCAAATTACACGGCAGAGCTCTATTAGAACTTGATAAAGTATTAAACAATTTATAGAAGTTTATATTAATCAGTGATAAAATGATAGAGTAAGAAGTTGAACAGAAGGGACTTCTGTTATCTGAATAGTATCCTCCAATTACTGTATTGGTAAAACGTCTTAAGGCAGTCGAAAGGCTGTCTTTTTTCGTGGGGAAATAGGAAGTGAGTCAGTAGGATTATGGAAATAAATTATTTGAATTTGCAAAAGGCAGCATTCGAGGGAGTGGGAGCTTATGATATTCCATTGTTAAGTCCTGAAACATTCACTGATTGTGAATTAATAGGATTTAATCAGGCAAAAACCTGTAAAGAACGTGGAAATAAGGCGGTGCATTTCTTTTTATATGATTACCAGTTTGAAAGAATTTGGAACAGACCTGATGCATACGTCGATATGCTAAAACAGTTTAAATGTATATTCAGCCCAGACTTTAGTGTGTATTGCGATTATCCAAGAGCATTGCAAATATATAACCATTATAGAAAGCATTGGATAGGTGCATATATGCAGATTAATGGAATCAGTGTAATACCGACAATCGGATGGAGTAATGAAGACAGTTTTGAGTGATGTTTTGATGGAGAACCAAAAGGTTCAGCGGTTGCAGTTTCAAGTGTTGGAACACAGAAAAATAAGCAGGCAAAGGAATTGTTTATGAATGGGTACAAAGAAATGTTGGAGAGATTAGAACCAACACAAATATTATTTTATGGAAAAGTACCAAGTGAAATAAAAGACGATAGAGTTATTAATATGAGTGCTTTTCAGGAAAGGTTTAGAAAAAAGTAATGGGTGGACGTGGAGCAAGTAGCGGACTAACAAAGAAATCTTCAAAAAGTAATAGAGACATGATGAGTGAGTTCAGAAATGCTGGAACAATTGTAGTTGATAAAGAAGTCAAGAACTTAAATAGTGTACTTGTTGACAAAACATTAAAAGGGGTTCGTGACACTTTGAATGAATTTGGATTACCTTTGTCAGTAGTGACAGGTATAGGATTATCATTGTCTAATGACGCTGAGGCAAGTGCTAATGGTATGGGACAGTTGGGGTTTTCATCAAAGTATTACAGTTCGTCAAATAATGAATTCACACCTAGTGATTATACTGCTGATTATACAGCATATGGAACAGGAACTCATGAGGCAGGTCATTTAATATCAAACTATCTTATGAGAAAAAGTAACAGCTCACTTACTAAATTTCAGCAGGCAAAGCTAAGAACATCTGGAAAGTGGGATAGAAATATTTTAAAGCAAGCGAAAAAGATAAATGGTGGTAAATTATCGGCAATATCAAAGTATGGTAGTAATACTAAAGGTAAAGCAGCAGGAGAAGTTGTGGCTGAGGCTGTTTCTGAATATATGAAAAAGGGAAAATCTGCTAGTTCAACTAGTAAGGCTATAGTTCAAGCATTGAAATCATATTTATAGTAAGAGGTTTTATTATGGGAGGAAGAGGAGCGAGTAGTGGTATAAGCGTATCAGGAAATACATATGGAACTCAATATGAGGCTCTTTCGAAATCGGGAAATGTTAAATTTGTGAAAAAAATAAATAGACAGTCAGAACCATTGATGGAAACAATGACTAAAGGAAGAGTGTATGCAGTTACAGGAAAAGATGGTCCTACGGAAATCACATATTTTGATAATGACGGAAAAAGAGTAAAAACCATACATTTGGATCATTACCATAAAGGTATGAAACCACATACTCATCATGGGTATTTTCATAGTGAAAATGATTCAAAAAAAGGAGCTGCTAATTTAACAAGCAAAGAGAGAGCGTTGGTTGAAAAGGTGAATAAGGCATGGTACAATAGCAAGAGTAATAGAAAATAGTTTAGGCTGGCAGAACGTGTTGATGTATGGCATTGCCACTGACAAGGCATCGGTTCAATTCCGATTGACTATTACTATGTATGGAGCTTTGTTATAATGACAAGGTTCCATATTAATGTTTTTATAACTACTAAAGAAAAATAATTGATAGGATTAATTCTAAATGATATGATTATATAAATAATAAATAGCTGAAAAGCAACGTCTAATCAACGTATATTTTCTTTAAGAAAATTGTTTATTATTAGCAGGTTATAACTCAGGAGGAGAGTCCCTTGGTTGAGGGAGACCCCGTGTGCAAATCCGGGTGCCTGCGTATAAATAGAGCTTTTGCAATTTAGCAAGGCTCTATTTTTTATGCACAAAAGTAAGAGAGGTGGTGTTGTGAATAATGAATTAAAAACATATGAGCAGGCAGAAACAGACTATATGAATGGTTTCAAATATAAAGAAATAGCCGAGAAATATAATGTATCAATTAGCACAGTAAAATCTTGGAAGACAAGGTATAACTGGAATCGAAAAGGGCAAAAAAGTACGCGTACAAAAATGGAAAAAGTACGCATACAAAATACTACTTCTTTTGATGAAGTTGAGCAGGTAGTTGAAAACGATAATCTAACGGACGAACAAAGGTTATTTTGCATTTACTATGTTCGTTGTTTTAATGCAACCAAGGCATATATGAAAGCCTATGGTGTTAAATATAATGTTGCAGCAGTTTCAGGTTGCAGATTGTTGCAAAAGGAAAAAATAAGAAACTGCATCACGGAATTAAAACAGAACAGATTGAATAGGGAAATGTTGTCGGAAGAAGACATATTCCAAAAATATATGGATATTGCCTTTGCAGACATAACGGACTATGTAACCTTTGGTCAGGAAGAAACGGACGTTATTGGAGCATATGGTCCTGTAAAGGTTAAGGATAAAGATGGAAACGAGAAAGTATTAAAGCGGAAGCTAAATGTTGTTAAATTCAAGAACTCTGATGAAGTGGATGGAACTTTAATAGCAGACATTAATCTTAGAAATTCATCTGTAAGGCTAATGGATAGAATGAGAGCTCTTGATTGGTTGGCAAATCATATGGATATGGCAACTTCTGAACAGAGAGCAAGAATAAAACTTCTCAATGTTCAGGTTAACAGGGCAACAGGTAAGGCTAATGAGGAAGAAATATCAAGAGTGGATGAATTACTGATGCAGATTAAAAAACAGGCAGGTGACAAAGATGGTTCTAAGTGATAAGCAGATGGAATTTGTAAGGAATGCAAATCACAGATACAACGTAAAGACCGGGGCAACCCGTTCAGGAAAATCTTATATGGATAACTTATATACCATTCCGTCAAGAATAAGGGAAAGAGTTGGCAAGGATGGATTAAATGCAATCATAGGAGTATCAAAGGGAACCATTGAAAGAAATGTTTTGCAACCAATGAGAGAAATATATGGCCCTAACTTGATTGGAGACATAGGTTCAAACAACATTGTTAGTATTTTTGGAGATTATGCTTATTGTCTTGGAGCTGAGAAAGTAAGTCAGGTATCAAAACTTAGAGGCTCATCACTTAAATATGTTTATGGTGATGAAGTTGCGGAGTGGAACAAGGAAGTCTTTGAATTATTAAAGTCACGTCTTGATAAGCCATACAGTTGTTTTGATGGAGCGTGTAACCCGGACAATCCAAGTCATTGGTTTAAGAGATTCCTTGATTCTGATGCAGACATATATTGCCAGCAGTATACAATATTTGATAATCCTTTTTTGCCAAAGGAATTTGTTGAAAATTTGTGCAATGAATATAAAGGCACTGTTTATTATGACAGATACATAAGAGGTCTATGGGTGGCAGCAGAAGGAGCAGTATACAAATTGTTTAATGATGCACAGACACAGAATCCTAATCCGTTTAAGGTTTATGAAAAGCCATTGAACATAATGGAAATTAACGTGGGTGTGGATTTTGGTGGAAGTGGTTCAGGACACGCATTTTGCGCCACAGGATATACAAGAGGATATATGGATATTGTTCCATTGGCATCAGAATGGATTGATTGCTCGCAGAATGACATAGATCCTGAAAAGCTTGGAAAGTTGTTTGTTGACTTTTGCTTAAAGGTCTTGAATTTGTATGGACACATAACACACGTGTACTGCGATAGTGCAGAGCAGACACTAATAGCCGGATTAAGAAGTACTTCAAGAAAGAATGGATTAGGATGGCTAAGAATAGAAAACGCAATGAAGATACCAATTAATGACAGAATAAGATTCGTTCAAAGAATGATGGGACAGGGTAGATTCAAGTACATGGGACAGCATTGCAAGTCATTGGAGAATGCACTATGTGGAGCATTGTGGAATCCAAAGAACTTAACATCTGATGAAAGATTGGATGATGGCACAAGTGACATTGATTCGCTTGATGCATTCGAATATACATTTGAAAGGGATATAAGCAGATTTATTAAGTATGAGTAGAGGTGTAAGGTATGAGATATTCAAACATGGTTACCCAAATAGGGAAAGTATTAAATAAACATTCTGATAATCCTGTAGATTTGTCATATCTTACAGTAATGTCAGGACACATAGAATTATGGAATGCAATGTACAAAGGCAAGGCACCCTGGATAAAGGGAGAAACAGAAAGCTGCAATCTTCCTGCAAGCATATCACAGGAGATTGCAAGACTTGTAACCCTTGAACTTAAGAGTGAATGTACCGGAAGTGAAAGAGCAGAATACATAGAGCCATATTATAAAAAGGTTCTGGAAAGTCTTAGAAAGTATGTTGAATATGGATGTGCAAAAGGCAGTCTTGTATTTAAGCCATACATAACAAGTAATGGTATTGCAGTTCAATACATACAGGCAGATTGTTTCTTCCCGGTGTCATTTGATGATTCAGGGAACGTAACAGATTGCATTTTTACAGAACAGTTTAGAAAAAACAAAAAAATATATACAAGATTAGAAAGAAACACCATAGAGAATGATGAATTGACCATAACTAACATGGTTTTTGTAAGCACTAACCCGGAAGTATTGGGAACTGAGGTACCAATAAGTTATGTGGATAAGTGGAACATGCTTGAAAGTGAACTTAAGTTTAAGAATGTTGATAAGTTACCAATAGGATTCTTTAAAGTTCCGCTGGCAAACATAATTGATTCAACATCACCCATAGGTGTTTCTGTTTATTCCAAGGCAGTGGATTCAATCAAGATTGCAGATGAAAGATATTCGCAGATTGATTGGGAGTATGTTTCAAAGGAAGCTGCAATACACATTGCTGAAAGCTTGTTAAAACGTAATGAGAATACAGACAAGTTCGAATATCCGGGAGGAAAGGACAGATTATACAGAACTCTTGATTACAGTTCAGGAGCAGTAGACAAGCCATTCATAGACACGTACTCACCTGACATCAGGGACCAGAGTTTATATAACGGATTTAACAATCAGCTTAAGAGAGTTGAGTTTGATTGTAACCTTGCATATGGAACTCTTTCTGATCCAAACAATGTTGATAAGACAGCAGAGGAAATAAAAACCAGTAAGCAACGTTCCTATTCAATGGTGTCTGATACGCAGAATGCCTTACAAAATGCATTAGAGAACCTTATAAAAGCTATGGACTTCTGGACAAGCATTTATGGATTGGCACCTGAAGGAGAGATAAATACTTCATTTGAATGGGACGATAGCATAGTTGTTGATTCAGAAAAGGCACGTCAGACGGACAGGGCAGATGTGGCTATGGGAGCAATGACATTGGTTGAGTACCGAATGAAATGGTATGGAGAAACAGAAGAGATTGCAATGCAGAAACTGGCAGGACAGCCGGATGATACATCAGGAGATGATGAATAGTGTACAAGTCAGATGAATTAGAGTTATTTCCAAAGAACATTGAAGAAATATATGCAGGCTTGGAAAATGACATCATGAATGACATTATCAGAAGAATTGCAGAGACTGGTGAGATTACAAGGACAGCAGATTGGCAATTAAACAGGCTGTACAATATGGGAGCTGACAAGACTGATATCAAGAAACACATTCAGGAAGCCTTGAATTTAAGTGATACAGAAATAGAACAATTATATTCTGATACCTTAAAGGAAGGATATTTAAGAGATGAATCCTTATATCAGGCAGTAGGTCAGGAGTTCATACCATTTGAGGAAAATATGGCATTGCAACAGTTAATAGAAGCAACCAAACAACAAACAGCAAAACAGTTGAAAAACATCACAAGGACAATGGGATTTGCTGTTAAACAATCAAATGGCAGAAAAACATTTAAAACAGTTGATAATTATTTCAAGGATACAATGGACAATGCAGTTATGCACGTGCTTAACGGAACGTTTGACTATAACAGCATTATCAGAAAAGTTACTGATGAAATGACAAGGAGTGGAGTAAGAAGCATTAATTATGATTCAGGAATATCCACAAGAATAGATGTTGCCGCAAGAAGAGCAATACTTACAGGTGTCAATCAGGTAACAAGTAAAATAAGTTCTGACAACATGCAGAAACTTGATACTGAGTTCGTTGAAACAAGCTGGCATTCAACTGCAAGACCTACACATCAGGTATGGCAGGGAAGAGTATTCTATTGGGACAGAGCAAACCCAAACGCAGATAAAATAGAAGCAGGAGTACTTTATAAGTCGTTCATAAGAGAAACAGGCTATGGTGAAGTTGATGGCTTGTGTGGTGCAAATTGCCGACACACATTTTATCCGTTCATTCCAGGCATTTCTGTTAGAACATATACAGATGAACAGCTGGAAGAATTAAACAGGCAGGAAAACGAGAAAAAAGAGTACAATGGTAAGGAATACAACAAGTATGAAGCCACCCAATATCAACGCAGACTTGAAACATCAATGAGAAAGTACAGGCAGGACATTAGCTTATTAAAGCAATCAGGTTTAGCAGATGATTCAGACGAGGTAATAGCTGCAAAGTGTAAATATCAGACATTATCAAAGAAATATAGTGATTTCAGCGAAAAAATGGGATTACGTGAACACAGAGACAGAGTTAATGTTGATGGGTTAAAGGATATTGGAAACACCAAAATAAGTAAAGAAAATATGATCGAACAATCATACAAACCTGTTAATTTAGATAAAAGCAACGTATCAGAGATAAACAGGGGACGTATTAATATATCAACTTATAAAGTACTAACAGCAGAAAATAACATATATGTTTCTAATAATATCAGACTTAAACCAAAGGAACTGCATGCCATTGATTTAAGCATATCTGAATCATTGAAAAAGTTAAAAATAAGTGATGTTGATAATTTACCAAGAGTTGTAATAATAAACAGTTCAGAAATGCAAACAGGAGCTTTGGCATCATATAATGCAGTAAAAAATGTACTTTATATTGATAGGACAATAGGAAGCAGATTAAAGTTATTGGAATTGCAAAAAGATGCAGCATGTCCTAAAAATGTATTAAGTACGTATGTACATGAGTATATACACTGGATGGATGCACAATCATATAGGATTGGATATGGAGAAATAATCGACAGTAGTGAATATCTATATTGGATTAGACATAAATCAAAGAAAAAGATTGATAAACTTATTAACAAGGGGTACAATATTAACAGAATTAGTGGTTATGCTTCAGATAACTTTGAGGAAGGAAAGTATGATGAAACATATACAGAATACAGAGTAAAGAAATTACTAGGAGAGTGATTTAAATGAGATTACCAAAAACACCAGAAATGGAAAAGATATGGAATGAAATAGAACAATATTTAAGTTTTTCTAATGAGAAAGGATATGAAGTAATTGACGGAGCACCAGATGATGTATTTGAGAAATTAGAAAAATATAGACATTTAAGAAAAGAACAATGGGATTTTGCAGAAAGTTTAAATTCCTAAGTACCATCTGGTCATAGGACTAGGTGGTATTTTTATATTCCAAAGGAGGTATTATGGATAATTTCAAAGCGGTGTACAAGATTCTTTCAACCTTGGAAAAAGCAATGGATTTGCCTGAATTTGACATATCAATAATCGATTGTAGAGCACTTGGTGTATCAAAGGAACGTTGGTCGCGTTACATAGAAATGATGGCTGATGTTGGTTATATCAAAGGTGTAAGAGTTAGTACAAACATTACAGGAGAAACCATTGTGGAATGTAATAATATGCGAATCACATTAAAGGGATTGGAATACTTACAGGAAAATTCCATAATGAGAAAAATCTATAATGCAGCCAAAGGCATTAAGGAGATAACACCGGGGTTATAAATTTAATAGTAGATAATTAAGGAACTTAGAGATAGGTTCTTTTTTTATACCCTAAAATAGTAAAGGAGGTACATTATGGCAACATCTGTGCAGATAACATTGCTCATATGCATAACAATCATAATACTTGCCAAGTCAGGTAAGCAGAAATAAAAAATAGTTAATCAGGCAGTCTTAGGACTGTCTTTTTATATGGTCCTGAATAAGACGTAAAAGTGTTCAAAATATCATAAAAGTAAGTGAAGCAACCACGTATAAAAGCGTAACGGAAAGGATGTTTAAAATGAAAAGAAAGTTCTTAGAAGACTTAGGACTGGAAAAAGATGTAATCGAAAAGATTATGAATGAAAACGGAGCCGATATTGAAAAGGCTAAGGGAGAAGTTGAAACATTAAGAAATCAGTTAAATGAAACACAGGATAAACTTAAGAGTTTTGAAGGTGTGGATGTTGCAAAGTTAAGAGGTGAAATTACAAATCTTACAAACGAACTTGCAACCAACAAGGCTGAATATGAAGCGAGTATTGCAGACAGAGATTTTAATGATTTGGTTAAGGGTATTGCTAGCGAATACAAGGCCAGAGACATTAAGGCAATCATGCCGTTTCTTGATGTGGAAGCTCTTAAGTCCAGCAAGAATCAGGACAAGGACATAAGAACAGCTCTTGATGGAATGGTTAAGGAACAGGGATATTTGTTTGAACCAAACAAGAAAGTTCCATACGTTGTTGGACCAACACCGGGACCAATGCCATTAGGTGGTGGTTCTGATGATAAAAAGACAAGAGCAAATGAAGCAATAAGAAGCTTATTTGGAAAAGAATAAACAGAGAAAAGGAGATTAAAAATGACAGAGATTATTAACAGAGAGAATGCGGAAGCGATTATCCGTGAGCAGGTAGTGGAAGCCATTACACAGGATGTACCAAAATCATCAACATTTATGGCTATGGCAAAGAAGTTGCCTAATATGACATCAAAACAGACAAGAATCAGAGTGTTAGACTTTTTACCTACAGCATACTGGGTAAATGGTGACACAGGAATGAAGCAGACATCAAAACAGGCTTGGGATAATGTATGGTTAACAGCAGCAGAGCTTGCAGTTATCGTACCAATTCCTGAAGCGGTTCTTGATGATGCAGAGTTTGACATTATGGGAGAAGTTACACCAAGAGTAATTGAAGCAATCGGTCAGAGAGTTGACAGTGCAATCATTTTTGGTGAGAACAGACCGGCAGAGTGGCAGAATGACATCATTACATTGGCAAGACAGTCAGGAAACAATGTTGCAGTTGGTTCAACACCAAACTATTATGACAAGATTCTTGGCGAAGATGGAGTGTTTGCTAAGGTTGAAGATGATGGATATGCAGTAAGTGGAGTTATTGCATCAACTAACATGAAGGCTAAGTTAAGAAGCATTAAGGACACTACAGGCAATCCAATTTTTGTTAAGTCAATGCAGGATGCAACATCATATGCACTTGATGGAACACCTATGCAGTTCCCTGTTAATGGAGCATTCAATAATTCAATTGCACAGTTAGTAGCAGGAGATTTCTCACAGGCAGTATATTCAATCAGACAGGATGTTACTACAAAGATTTTAACAGAAGGTGTAATTCAGGATCCATCAACAAAGGAAATTGTGTACAACCTTGCACAGCAGGACATGATTGCTCTTAGAGTTGTGTTCAGAATTGGTTGGGCACTTCCAAATCCTGCAACAAGAGTTGATGAGGATAGAGTTGGATGTCCTTTTGCATATCTTGAACCTGCAACACCTGTAACAACACATAAGGCTACATTTACTGTAAAGGATGATACAAAATCAAGCCCTGTTGCAATTAAGGGAGCAAGAGTAGATGTTAATGGCTCAAAGCTTAAGACAGATGCAAATGGTAGTGTCGAATTTAATCTTAGACCGGGTACATATCCATATGCAGTAACAGCAACAGGTAAGATTAAGGTATCAGGCACAATTACCGTTAACAGTGCTGATATTACAGAAGCAGTTACAATGATTGCTTCTAAGTAATATGTATAGGAGATATACATCCTTTTCATATTATGCTAATGAATATTGTTGTGGAAAGCCGGTGGTTGAATCTGCCGACTTCCACAAACTTTTGATAAAGGCTCAGGGAATCATGGACATGTATACATTCAACAGATTAAAGGAAAATGCAGAGATAGTAGATGAAGTTCAGAATTGTTGTTGCGAATTGGTTGAATGCATTAATACATATGAGAATGGAATAAGCGAAAAGCCAAGTGGTGTTTCAAGTGAAAAAATAAAGAACTATTCTGTAACCTATGAATCCACAGAGAACATGAAACAAAGGTTTGATAATGAAGTGGCCAACATTGTACATAAATGGCTTGGAAGAACAGGACTTTTGTACAGGGGGTGTTAAAGTGATTACAAACAATGTCATTACTCATTATGAAAAGGAAAAAGGGTTTAAAAGCAATTTTTATAATGTTTATTTGGAACAACAGTCTAATTCCAGTGACAGTAAGGATGGAGAAAAAAAGTCCCATTCTATGTTTATTGCAGTTCCAACAGAAAAGGAATTGCCATTTAAAACAGGTGATTTGATAGTGATAGGCAAGTGTTCTGTAAGGTTAGATGAAACATCAGAAAGGGCAAGTTCTGAAAGTTACAGAAAATTAAGAACAGAGCATAAGGTTTATACAATATCTTCAATAGAACCCTGCTTAATAGGAAACAGAAGAATGTGGCATTATGAGTTGGGATGTGATTAGAAATGACAGATGTAATCAGATTTGATGATTCGGATTTTCAAAGAGCAATCAATGAGAAAAAGAAAATGTTGGAAGAAGGAAGTCCAGTTCAACGGTTTGTTGATAGTGAAGTGTTGAGATTAATGGTTCCGTACACTCCAATGGATACAGGAGCACTGATACAGTCTGCAACAGCCGGAACAGTGATAGGCAGTGGAAAGATACAGTACAATTCACCTTATGCAAGATATTTGTATTATGGTGAAGTATATGGGCCTAACGTTCCAATAAAGGAAAATGGAATCATAACCGGTTATTGGTCACCACCACATAAAACACCAACAGGCAGACCACTTACTTACTCAACGGAAAGACATCCACAGGCTGGAAAGCTATGGTTTGAAAGAATGAAAGCAGACCATAAAGAGGACATATTAAAAGGTGCAATGGCAATAGCTATGGGAAGGAATAATAATACATGAACATTATAGAACTTGTTAAAAAGATATTAACAGATTATCCAAAGATTGAAGAGTTTACTAACAAAATCCACGTTGATTTTACAAAGAATGATGATGTTAACTTTGGACTTTCTTCAACAGGAGACACAAAGGTAAAGGAAGACATTCTGGGAAATCAGACAAGAAGACACAGTTTTGTTTTGTATGCAATCAATCAGGCATTTAATGATTATGACAGACTTTCAAACAGCACTTTTTTGTTGGAATTATCTTATTGGTTGGAATCATTGGATGAAAACTCTTATGACTTGGATGTGGTTGTTGATAATGTTAAGAGAAAAGGAAAATTGAAATCAGTGGAATGTGCAAATGCAATGTTGTTTCAGATTCCCACTGGTGACATAAATGATGGATGCATGTATCAGTTACAGATATATGCGACTTACACAGTTGAAAGAGAGGAAATGTAAATGAAATTAAAAAGAAGTTATTTAGCACATTACATTGATGCAAGTTTCGGTGGCACAGGTACACCTAAATGGTTTTTGATTGGTAAAGACATTGAGGACATGTCAGTTGAATTAAATCCTGATACTGAAACAGTGAAAAACATTCTTGATGAAACATCAGTAAATGACAATGGATATGAGCCAAGTATGAGTGCAGATCCATATTATGCAAATCCTGATGATGCAATTTATGACAATCTTAGAAACATTGCTATGAATCGTCTTACAGGTGATGCTTGCAAGACTAAGATTCTTGAAGTGCTGATTGAAGGTGATTCAGAAGCAACACACAAAGCTTGGATTGAGGATTGTGTAGTTAAGCCACAGAGTTATGGTGGCTCTCAGAGTGGAATTAACATTCCTTTTGATGTTACATTCAATGGTAACAGAAAAGAGGGAACAGCTAAGATTGCAAGTGGAACACCAACATTCACAGAAGCAGCTTCACAGAGCACACAGTCAGATAAGGCAGTTAAATAATTTTATTTGGGGCATATTAAAGTGCCCCTTTATTTAATTAAAAGCAGAGAGAGGAGAACAAACATAAATGCAGAGTATTAGTTTTGATGAAGGATATAAGGAATTTGCAATAAATAATGATGAAAACAGGGTAATAAGATTTAACCCAAAGGATTTTGGCATTCTTACAAGAATGGAAGACACATTGTCAGATTTTGAAGCATTGGAGAAAAAGCTTAAGGACGGTAATGAAGAGGAGTTTACCAACAACTTAAGAGAAGCAGAAAAGGTAGTACACGAAAAGATTGATTCAATATTTAATGCAAATGTGCATGACATAATATTTAATCATCAGTCTCCAATCTCATTGGTTGGTGGAGAATTTTTATTTGTGCGTGTAATTGAAGCTCTTGTACCTATTGTTGAAAAAGAAGTTAAGTATGAAATGCAGAAGTCAGAAAAAAGAATGAGCAAGTATACGGAGAAGTATAAGAAATGATAGGTGAATTACCTAAAACAATAAAGGTTGGCGAAAAGGAAGAACCGATAAGAACAGACTTCAGGGACATTTTAAATGTTTTTGCTGCATTTAATGACCAGAATTTGTCAGTTGAGGAAAAGGCAATTGTATGTTTAAGGATAATCTATAAGAACATTGATGAAATGGACAGTTCGTTGTATATGGAAGCTTATGAAAAGGCAATGAACTTTATGGAAATGAATGATTCAAAAAAAGATTCTGATTACAATGAACCCAAACTGATGGACTGGGAGCAAGATGAACAGCTTATATTTTCAGCAGTAAACAAAGTTGCAGGAACAGAAGTAAGGTCTTTTGAATACATGCATTGGTGGACTTTCTTAGGTTACTACATGGGAATAGGTGAAGGTCTTTTTGCTGATGTTGTAAACATAAGGCAAAAGAAGTTAAAGCATAAGAAACTTGAAAAGCATGAAGCTGAATTTTATAGAAAAAACAGGGAAATGGTGGACCTAAAGACAAGGTACACAAAGGAAGAACTAAAGGAAAAAGAAGAGTTAAAAAGGCTACTTGGAATATAGTGGTCTTTTTTTGTGGGTGAAGATATGGCAGATGGATATTTAAATTTTGATACGAAAATAGATGATACAGATTTTAAAGAAGGCTTAGAGAATATGAGTTCATCTGTTAGTGGATTAAAAGGTTCAATCAAATCATTGGGTGGAATCATTAAGGATGCCTTAAAGGTGGACACTTCTGAAACTTCCAGCAAGATGATGTCATTGGAAGAGCAACTGCGAAAAGCAGAAGTGGAATTGGAGAATGCCACAAGGAAGAAAGAAGAGTTTGCCAATACAGAGATAAAAACAGAAGAATATGTTGCAGCAGAGAAAGAAGTAGACACCTTAACAAAGAAATTTCTTAAGCTGTTAGATGCAAGAGAAAAATTTGAGGAGACAGGTGGAAACAAAAATAGCCAGACATACAAGAAAATGCAGTATGACATTGATACAGTTGATAAAAAACTGGAAGCTGCTGAATCAGAGGTATCAAGACTTAATGAGGAAGGCAAGAAGTTTAAATTAGGCAGTGATACAGAAAAGTTTAGTAAGTTTTCTCAGAATGTCGATAATGCACAGGGAAAAGTTAATGTTTTGAAACAGCGTATTAGTGAACTGGCAGAAAAAGAAGAAAATGCAGGAAAGTCAGGCACATCAATGTCTGAAAAGGTAAACTCATCTGTTAAGGGATTAGGTTCTAAGCTACTTGGAGTCATTAAGAATTTTGGAAAGTTTGGAAAGGACGCAGGAAATGTTGGCAATTCATTAACAAAAAAATTAAATATGGTTCCTAATCTTATTGGAAATGTAGGAGGAAAAATTGACGGACTGGGAAAGAAACTTGGTGGAATGATCAAAAGAGTGTTTGTATTTTCAATGATGACCAAGGCACTAAGAGCATTAAGAACTGCATTTCAGGATGTAATATCAGCAGATGGTGAAATGTCAAATTTAATTGCTCAAATTAAGGGAAATCTGTTAACAGCATTTGCGCCTTTATACAACTTTGTATTGCCGGCAATTAAAAGTGTGTTGTCTGCATTTGTTACATTTTCAAATTATCTTGCCAATGTAATGTCTTCAATATTTGGAAAGACAATAGCACAGAGTACGGCAATGGCAAAAAGTCTTTATAAGAACACACAGGCTACAGATAAGAATACAAAGGCAAGTAAAAAGAATGCAAAGGCAAAGCAACAGCAGTTGGCATCATATGATGAATTAAATGTAATGCAGGATACTGATTCAGGTTCTGACAGTGGAAGCAGTGGATCAGGTTCAACATCTGCTCCGATATTTAATGCAAAGGCTATGGATGTACCAATTGTTGACCAAATCAAGAAACTGATAAAATCAGGAGATTGGGAAGGCATAGGAAAGCTTGTAGCAAACAAGTTAAATAATGCATTAAAAAAGATACAGTGGAAGAGCATACAGAAAACAGCCTCTGACATAGCTTCAAAACTGGCAAGGACCTTAAATGGTTTCTTTTCTGTAATGGATTTGGCAAAAACACTGGGAAATACAGTTGCACAGGCATTAAATACAGGACTTAGGTTTGCATATACGTTTTTAACAACATTTGATTTTAAACAGTTTGGCACATTCATAGGTGAATCAATTAACTCATTTGTTCAAAACTTTAAGTGGGGATTACTGGGAAAGACTTTAGGAAATGCAGTACAGGGAGCAATAGACACCGCTTATGGATTTGTTACCACATATGCGTGGGGCAGTTTTGCAGAAGGAATAGCCAAAACAGTTAATAAGTTTTTTAAAGCCATTAATTGGACAGAATTAGGACAAACAATTGGAATAGCTGTAGTCGGCGCATTAACGGAAATAAGCACATTCTTACAAAAAGTGAAATGGGACAAGATAGGAAAGGATATAGGTACATTTCTGGGAAACATTAATTGGGAAAGCATCATAGCCGGAGTGTTTACAATCGTAGGCAATGCAATTACTGCAAGTTTTGGTTTATTAAAGGGAACATTGACCGGATTATTAAACAACGGAATAACTCCTGTTAAGGCGGCATTTATTGCCCTTGGAACAGCAATGGCAGGAATGAAAATAGCACAGTTTATTAGCAATATGTCAGGAGCTTTAGGAGTTTTAAGGGATATAACGGCAGTTCTGATAAAAAGCACAGCAGCTTGGGTAAAGAATAATGCTCAAGTGGTAATTGCTACAATAAAGACAGGATTGCAGACAGCAGCAACAAAACTTTTAAGTGTTGCACAAAAAGCTCTCAATTTTGTAATGAACTTAAATCCAATGGCAAAGGTAATTATTGTAATAACAGCGTTGGTTGCAGCCTTTGCAGTGTTGTGGAATAAGTCGTCAGCATTTAGAAATTTCTGGATAAAAGCATGGAATGACATAAAGTCGGCTGTGGCAGCAGTTTGGAAAGCAATAAGTCCTATATTAAATAATATTTGGAATGGAATAAAGGCAGTATGGGACAAGATGAAGCCATTTGTTACCTTTATTGTAAATACATTTGCAGGTGCATTTAAATCAGCATTCAATACCATAAAAGGTGTGGTAAACAGTATAACAACAGTTCTTTCAGGAATAATTACTTTCCTGGGTGGAGTATTTTCAGGAGATTGGAAGAAAGCTTGGGAAGGAATTAAACAGATTCTTAAGGGAATATGGAACGGAATAAAAAGTATTGTGAAAGATCCGATAAATGCAATATTAGGATTTATAAATTATATGATTAAAAAAATTGTAGAAGGTCTTAATTTTGCAATTGAAAAACTTAATAGCATTAAAATAGAACCGCCTAAATGGTTTCAAAAATTAACAGGAATAAAAAAGTTCGGGTTAAATATCAAGAAGCTTCCAGTAACGAATGAATACGTTCATTATTTAGCAAATGGAGCAGTCATTCCACCAAACAATGAATTTATGGCAGTGTTGGGTGATCAGAAAAAAGGTGTTAACATTGAATCTCCATTATCAACAATCGTGGACGCATTTAGACAGGTGCAGGGTGAAAACACAACAGGTATTTCTGATAAAGACTTACTTAATGCAATTTCAAACATGCAGGTTAATGTCATTGTGCAGCAGGATTCAAGAGGAGTATTCAACATGGTTAAGCAGGAAGTGGTTCAGGAGCAGAGAAGAACAGGAAAACCTGTATGGACCTGATGAAAGGAGTAGTATGGCAGATTTTAAGGGATATTTAATTAAGTTAAACGACGTGGAGTTTCCACCTGAATACATAGCACTGGAAAGCTACAAATCAACGGACAACCAAAGAACTGAATTAAAAGCATACAGAAATTCAAACAATTATCTGATTCGTCAGACTTCTCCGAACTTTAAAACAAAAGTTGAATTTACCACAATTGATGGATTGCATTTAAAGGATTTGAGAAAAATCAAACAGATAATAGACAAGGCTCTGATAAACAATGCAGAAAGAAAAGTAAGTGTTGAATATTGGAATAATGAAGAGTTGAAATACCAAAAAATGAAAGCATATATTCCTGACATAGACTATGAGATAAAGAAAATAGTCAAAGGAAGTAAGCCTGACATTGAATACAAATCAATAAGATATGCATTCATAGAGTACTAGAAAGGAGCACCAATGTTAAATGTAAATGAAGATACAATAAGAGCATATACAGAGCATAATGTTCCAAAGAAGTTAACAATCACATTTCCGAATAATGCAAACTTAACTCCAATCACAAATGCAAACATTCAGGAAGAAAGCATGAGTTTGACAGGCAGTCTTTGTAGTGATTCAACTTTGATGCTACAGGGCTGTATCTCAACTCAGTTTAATCTTACAACATTTGACTATGATACAGACATTACAGGTCAGGACATCATAGCCACTTTGTCAGTAAAGGATGATTCTTACAAGGGTGAATGGGTTAAGGGAACAAATTACAAGTCAGGGGACATAGTAAAGTTTGACCAGGAATATTATATTTATTCCGATGATGTTTCTGATGAAAAAACAGAAAATATCAAACGAACAAAAGTAAGCAGTTCTTACATTGTATACAATGAAACTGATAAGAAATACAACATTTTTGGAAGAGAACCGGATAATTTTATCGGGATAAGAATTCTTACATCAGAAAAGGTTCTTGATGGTGTGAGCATGACCATTAGATGTTGGTACACTGGAGGTCCGTATTATTATGTGGTACGGGATTTTAACAATACAACAGATATTATTATGCCCCAACATTATCCTATTGGAAGTAACTATCCGTTAAAGGGGTGGTTTGCAGAAATAAGCTATTCAGGAACAGATACAGATGCATTCAAGGAATTTGTAAGCAACCTGAAAGTATATGAATTGACGAATGCTTGCAAAAATGAATTATATCCTGATGAATTGGAAGAATGTCAAAGAGTATATGGTTATGTTGATACATCTAACACAGAAGACATTATCATATTCAGGGGAAAGGTTGAAAGCTTTACAAGACAGGCTTCAGATCCAAGATATAGTGAATTGATAGCCTATGATAAATTACACGATTATCAGAAAAAATCAATTAAGGATTGGATGAATAAGGTGGATGAGTATGGAATGGGAATGGTAGATCCATATTCTTATCAGGGTTCATACAAGTTAAAAACGACATATAAAAAAGACCAGACTGTGTATGGCACATATACTGATTCAAATAATGTGGAAACTAAAGGATATTATCATTTTAAACAGGACTATATAGATAGTTTTTATCAAGCCTGTAATATTGTGAAAGTGGCTTCAGGAGATTTAACAATACCACCAACTGGTGTAGCTCCAACGATAAATGGACCTGAATATGTTGAAAAACTTGAAAAATATTTTCCGAATGATTTACAAGTTTTTCATTTAAGAAATGATTTGTTTTCTGAAATTGGAATAAATCAGAAAAATTTCTATAACATTAGTTTGCCAATGGATGTAATAGATTTAAAAATAGGTCCATTCAATGAAGATTATTCTGCACTCCAATTATTGCAATGGATTTGCAATATGAATGGTGTTTGCGGGGTTATCGACCAAACAACAGGTGAGTTTGATTATAAGTTTGTAAATTCAGAAAAAAGAACGACAACAGCCGATTCCAATTACAAGGGTGAGTTTGATTCAGCTACAGAGTATAGCGTTGGTAATGTGGTTAAGTTTAGTGATTCATATGGAGAGGAAGGATATTACGAAAAAGTTATAGATACAACTAAATATCCAAATAGGTTTGTAACATCAAATGTTTCGTTTATCAATCCACAGGAAGATGTATTGTTTCAAACTCCGGATGTGATGGGAAATTGTTATTACATTGAGTTCTCTTTTGATGATAAGTTGGCAGAAGAACTTGGAGTTGAGATTACAGTAAATAAATATTCTGGGCGAAATTTAAAAACTATATCATTAAGACGAAGCGGAAGAGTAATGCTACACGATTTGGATGAAACAGGTAAATCTTATTACACAATTCAGGTTTCAAATGTTAATGGTGAATTTTTAAAAACATTTAAAGCAGTAAAATATTTATCAACAGGTGAGTTTGATTCAACGTGGACTCCTGAAAGTGAGTTTTTCGCAGATTGTTGGAAAAAGAAAAATAAACTTTATCATCCGTCAGGAATAATTAACATTACGGAGTTGTATGAGCAGGACAGCATAGAATTACAGGACAGCTTGTATTCAAACAATGGCTGGAAGGTTATGGATATGAATGGCACACTTTTAAATGGAGAGAATAAAAAGAATAATCTTGCCATTACATACTCACCACTTTACAGTTCACATAAATCAAGTTATCAGTTGCTATTAGATGTGGCAAACAATGTTGGAAAAGGATGGATTGAGCCAAAGATTCCTTTTACCATTAAGTTTGCACCATTCAAGGCTAAATCACTGGGTCTTCCATTCTTGGAGCTTGGCGATTATGTAACTTTTGATGTTGATAAGTGGTCCTCTGATGCAGATGGCAATCCTGTAATAACGAGGCAGAACGTGCAGTCAATCATATTTAACAAGACAATGTCAGGAATAAATGCACTGTCAGATGAATATGAAGCAAAGAACGATTAGGAGATTGGAGCAAATGATAATAATAGATGCAGGAGTTGAGCGAGAAGCTACAGCGGAAGAGGAAGCGTACATTAAAAAAATGCATTTCTATGATGAAATGATGGAAAAAAAGATGGAGTTAAGTTCATTGGAAAAACAACTTTCAGATGGAGATTACAAGATTATAAAATCTTATGAGTGTAGTCTTATGAACATTGAAATCCCATATGACATAGAACAGCTCCATTCAGAAAGACAGAACATGCGTGACAGAATTAACAGTCTAAGAGAGGAGATTGTTGATTTTGAAATAAAATTTAAAGAAATGGAAAGGAAGGAAGCGAATGATAGCAATTAAAGAAAAAAATGTGATTACCATTGAGTTTGAAGGTCACGATACTTTGGAATCACCAATGCTTTATCAGTATGACAAGGGTCAAAAAATAAAATTCCTTGATGTTCCGGATGGTGCGGAAGTACAATTTTCCAATTGGGCAACAGAAATGACAAAAAACAAAATTGTTGTAAATGGTCAGGTAGAAATACCTGATTTTTTTGTGCAACAGGGAAATGAAATTGTCTTGTATATTCAATACATAGACAGTAATTCGGAAACAACAATGAAAAAGCTTATTATTCCGGTGGAACCAAGAGCAAGACCTGGAGAAGTGACATCAAAAGATGATGAGCCGAGTTTCAGACAGCAAATAGAAGGAATACTGAATGAAACAAAAGAAATAGCACAATCTGTAAGAACTGATGCAGATGAAGGTAAATTCAATGGTAGTAGTTATGTTTTAACAGAAGATGATAAAGAAGACATAGCAAAAAAAATTGAAGTTAGTGGAAAGGTTGATTCAATTTCAATCAACGAGATAAATAAAATGTTTGAATAGAAAAGGAGAAAACGAAATGGCAGTAGAAAAGAAATATTTAGATTATGAAGGATTAAAAACTTATGATTCACAGGTTAAAAAATTAATTGATACTAAAATTGGAGGAGAAAAAGTAACAGTTGATACAACAACTACTACTTCAGGATATGCTAAATCTTATACATTTAAGCAGGGAACTGAAACAATTGGAACAGTTGATATTCCAAAGGATATGGTGGTTTCAAGTGGTGAAGTTAAAACATACACTGCACAGACACTTCCAACAGGAACAGGTGCACCAACAAGTGCAGGTACATATTTAGTATTAACATTATCTAATGATACAAATGACAAGGTATATATTAACGTAGGTACTCTTGTTGATATTTATAAGGCAAAAGCAAATGCTACTAAGATTCAGATTTCAATTGATTCAACCACAAGAGAAATTAGTGCTTCTGTTGTAGCTGGTTCTATTGGAACTACTGAGTTAGCAACTAATGCGGTAACAACAGTTAAAATTGCTAATGGTAATGTTTCTAAGGCAAAATTAGATGCAGCTGTTCAGACTTCTTTAGGAAAGGCTGATACTGCAGTTCAGTCAGTAAAAACAGGTACAGCAAATGGTACTATTGCAGTAGATGATAAAGATGTTGATGTCAAAGGGTTGGGAAGTGCTGCGTACACAGCAACTACAGCTTATGAAAAATCAGGTGCAGTTACTGCTTTAGCAAATGGCCAGGTAGCAACAAACAAGAATGATATTGCATCATTAAAAACAAAAGTGGCAACTTTGGAAGGAACTACTTATACAGCAATCTCAGACAAAGAGATAAATGCATTATTTGGCATTACAGAATAATTAAAAAAAGAGGTGCGTTATAATGGCAAAAACACAAAATACGTATCTAAATAAAGAGGGGTTAGGCAGTTTTCTGTCTAACCTCAAAAAAATTTTTTTGGGTACAAAAACCATAACATCAGCAGTGGATTGGAATACATTAACAGAAAATGGAGTGTATCACATAAAGACAACAGCAGGAACAAACAGACCTGTTACTAACTGGGGAATGCTTTATGTTGAAGGGGAAACATCAACTAAGTTTCAGATATTTATTCCTGATGTAAAGAACAATGTGATTTATAAGCGTTATGAAAATGCCGGCTGGAAGGATTGGCAGGAGTTAACCCTTATTGAAACATCCGGAGAAGTGTATGATACAGGCTGGAAATCGGTTGAATGTGGATATGGCATATCAGCATGGTCCACTACTGATGCACCTAAAATCAGAAGAGTAGGGAAAACTGTAGAATTGGTGGGAATTATAACAAATTCAACAAGTTTTGCAGATCATGATAGTTTGTTTAGAAACATTCCTGAGGATATGAGACCTTCTCGCAATGTATGGTCTATTCAACAGGGAGATATAAAAAATAAGACAACTGCCAGATGGATGATGACAATTAATCCAGGGGGCACAGTATCTTTTAATTATTATGGATTTTCTGGACCTTTAACAATTTCAAAAGGAATGTGTATACCGGTTCATGCAATATGGATGGTGGATTGACGAAAGTTACAGTAAATGTTAGAGCAGGACCTTAAAGGTCTTTTTTTTATACCCAAAGACAGAGAAAGTCGAGGAAAAAACATATGACACTTTATCAGATTTTATCCTTGTGTGGGATACCTTCATTAATTGGTGCAATTTTTGTTAGTGCAGTTAATTATGTCAAATTAAAAAATTCATCATATAAATTAATTAAGGACGGAGTTATTGCAATTCTGCATAACAAGATATACACGCTGGGAAAACAGTACATAGCTCAGGAGTATATATCAGTTGAGGCTTTGGATGATTTTGAACATTTATACAAGGCATATCACGCACTGGGCGGAAATGGAACAGGAACAGAAATTTATAAGAGAGTAAAGGAACTGCCAATGAAGCAGGGAAAGGAGTAAACGAATGAGGACAAAGAAATGGATTAAGGCAGCAGGTGTCAGAGCTGTAAAAACAATGGCACAGACAGCAGTATCATTAATTACTGTTGGAAATTTAATCACAGAGCTTGATTGGGTTTCAATAATTGGAATTTCTGCAACAGCAGGAGTGGTTAGTATGTTAACAAGTGTTGCAGGATTGCCGGAAGTGGAAAGTGAGGAAGAATAATGAACAAAACACATGATATTAGAATTGACAGAACAAAGTTACATCCTTGGCTTAATTACAAGTTAACATTATTGCTTAAGCAGTGTGCAAAGAAAGGAATTTATCTGATTATTACAGAAGGATTTAGAAGTAAGGAGTATCAGGATAAATTATATGCCAAGGGCAGAACCAAACCGGGCAACATTGTTACAAATGCTAAGGGCAGTGATTATTCAAGTCAGCACCAGTGGGGCATTGCTTTTGACATTGCTTTGAAGTATGATGTAGATGGAGACGGACGAATCACTGATGACACATATAACAACAAAGGCATAAAAGACGTTGCTAAAATTGCCAAATCAAAGAAAGTAGGTCTTGCCTGGGGTGGTGACTGGGTTAGCCCTGTAGATACTCCACATTTTTATCTTGAAAAGTGGGGCGATACTCCGGCTAAGTTGAAAAGAACTTACGGAACCTTTGAAAAGTTCAAAAAGACTTGGACTAAGGAAGTTTTTGGAACAAAAAAAGGACTAAACATCTGGAACAAAACAAGAACAAAAGTCCTGAAGAAAAAGCTTCCAAACAAAACAAAAGTCAATGTGATGTATGTTAAGAAAGGATATGCAAAAGTTGAGTATAATGGTGTAGTTGGATATATGAAAGCTAAGTATCTATTATAA